GTTCTGCCAACCTGCGCTTGTGCTTGAGCCTGCGCCGCTTGCGCCTGTGCTTGGGCTTGCTGCATCTTTAGCTGCATGTCTTGCTGTTTTAGCTGCGCGTCAAGCTGCGCTTTCTGAGACTCAAGCTGCAACCGCGTCTGGGATTCTTGCTGGCGCATCTGCAATTCTTGCTGCTTGAGTTGTAGCTCTTGCTGCTGCATCTGGATCAGCGGATCTTGTTGTTGTTGCTGCGCTTGTTGCTGCGCGGCTTCGCCTTGGTTCTTTTGAAGCACTTGGTTGGCGGCTTGCGCCATTAAATTAGATAGCGCGTACTCAGCCTCCGCCGGAAGATCGCTGTCGTATTTAGGCAACCCCGCGCCCATCTGCTGCTCGATCTGCTCCCGGTACGCAAACCCTATGTGCTCTGCAATATGCGCTGATAGCGCGGCCTGCATCTTAGGTGCGTTCGGACTCTGCCCAACTAACTCCATGATCGTCGGGTCTTTGGTCATCGACATATGCACCTGAATGTGCGACTTGTGGTCTTGGTGCATGAACGCTTTGACCGGCTCCATCTTCAGCATGTTCATGTTCTCCGTGACCGGATCACGCGGCTTCATGTCGTCTGGCAGCGGCACCAACTTATCAGCGTGCTTAATCCCCAACACCTCCAGCATGCGGCGGTGAAGCTGCGGCATGTCATAAATGTCTGGAGCCATCTGCGCCATCTGAATGACGGCTTGATACTGCACGACCCGCTGGCTCATCGTTGCCGCGTTAGGGTCGCTGACCGGGATAATATCTACATGGTTATAGTCAGACTTCTTGGCTTTGCGCGGTCCCTCTTCGGGGTCGTAGTCGTATTCTGGGTCGGTTTCGTCTTTAATAATCTGCGCAAGTAGGCGCAGTTCTTGCTTGAAGCTGTAGTGCAGACGCGCCTGCACCGCCGTCATTACCTTTAGCTGGCGCTCCAATAGTGCGAGCGTAGTACCCACCGGGGCTTGAGCCGACATGTCACTAACCTGCATGTCAGCCGTGGCTGCGAACCTACGTCCTTCCTCCACAATGGTGGAGAGCAACTGATAAAGGACGTTTGATGGTTCTTTGTATGGCAGCGGCAGGATGTTGTCGCGCAGCGCCCCCGAACCGATATCTACATCTCGCCATTCCCCCGGCGCAATCGGTGTGTCATCGCCCTTAATTCTCAACCCACGGGATTTCAAACCGCCCGGTAGGTTGGAAAGAGTCCCGGCGTCCACAAGCTGACGCATGATGCTAGTAGCCGATTTAGCAAACCCACCAATCAGGTGGAATAGCCCGAAGCCGTACGCACCAAAGCCCGGAATGTAGTCGTACTTAACAAAGTGCTGGCGCTTCTGACAAAGCTCGTCGTCTTCCCGCCAATTACGTCGCACAGCCAATACGTCGTTAGACCCTTTAACAATCGTAATTACATAGGGCCGCGCAATCCCAGTCTCTTTCCCATCGTCATCCTTGTCTTCAAACCCGGAAATATCCAGATCGGCGTGGACTTCGTAAATAATGTGGCGTTCGTCATTAAGATCGCTAAAGCCCGTTTCCCTATCCTTGGCTCTTTGAATCTCCGTCTGCTCACGGCTTGGGTCAGGCAAAGGGATGTCGCGGTAAAACCCTGCTTGTTGCAGCCGTACAATTTCCTGTTCCGTTTTGCGCATTACGTGCGTAACCCGATAGCACGTGTCCATGTCCGTCGCACCGTACGGCAAAATAATGTCCTCTGCCGGTACAAACATAGATACTTGCCGGTCTAGCGACGGATCAAAATAAACTTTCTTGAAAGCCGAGCCAGTTGCAGGTAAACTCCACAGCATGCGTTCATGCTCGGGCCTAAACTCGCGCATCACTTCCGTAAGCTCGTAGTTCATGTCGTCTTCGACACGTCGAGCGGCATCTTTTTTCTCTGGTGTTTCTCTACCCAGAATCTTTGTGCGCACCGGACCCTGCGCAGGGAACGATTCTGTGATAGCTTCGGACTGGAACCGTACAACGGCTTCCGTAATCATGGGGTGGAACACGCCACAAGCACCGTTCCACGGCTCCGTGCGCTCTTCGTACTGAAGGCCCAAGAGTTTCAGCCCCTCTTTGTACGCTTTCTCCCAGTCTTTACGCGAAGCGCGGTCGTTCTCAATAGCCTCGGATAGTTCGCCCGCCAGCATATCCAAATCACCAGCATCAATATCGTCGGCAAGGTTGGCGTGGAAATCCGACACTTCGTCGTCTTTCTCAATACTGATCTCAAGATTGCCTGTCTTGATATTGACCGCCTCTGGGTCAACGATCTCAATCTCTAACGGTTCTTCCTGCGCAGCCAAAGTGTCGATACCCTGCGGCGCACGATAAAGCGCCTTATCTATATTAGTAGCCATTGTTTACCTTAATAATATGCAGCAGTTCTGCGGCGAAAAAGGGATAACTCGTCTTTCTCGTCCGAATCCAACGCAATAAACCCGCCTTGGCGGTATCGTAACAGGGCTTGGGTGGTCGTATCGACGTAATCATCATGCTCCCCCACGGGGAAAGCGGCAATCTCTTCTATAACCTCTCTAGCCCAGCGCGTATCCGGTGCCCAAACCTTGTTGGAGTGGAACAGATCCGACACAGCATTCATCCGAACCATCTTGTCATTGCCGCGACTCGGGGAAAACTCCTGAACAGGTATGCCCATAGCCCGTAACTCTTGGATAAGCGGTGCGCCCGCTGCCTTTTTCTCCACAATGAACGCATCTGGGTCCCACTCCTTCCAGTGTTTGTGTGCCGCAGCCTTTAGTTCGGGAAAAGCCATCCGTTCCTTGAACGCATCAAGCAAAATTACCTGCGGCGAGTTGTTTTCTTCTTCATTATAGAAGACGCCCCACGTAGTACAAGCGGAATAGTCCGAATTGTTCTTTGTCTCAAACGCCGTGTCCCACGATTGAATGATGTACTCGCAAGTTGGGGGGTCATCTTCGGGCCAAATCCGCCAATGTTTGCGTGAGACGACTGCGGAGGTGTCGGCTGTGGGCTGCTGCATGTACTGCGCATTCCAGAACCGGGGGTCCATGTTGGCTTTTTTGCTTTTTAACTGGTCAAGTGGCCATTGCTCGGGCCATAAAGACTTTTCCTGCTCCGTATCTTCGTTCAAGATGGCGGGAAGCTCAACAATCTCCCACTGATCCGCGTTCGGATTCTTGGTTTGGTAGTCGATTAAGCGCCCAGTCAGGTCAATGAGCGACCACCTAGTCATAATTACGATGATTGCCCCACCCGGCATCAGTCGCTGTAACGGCCCCTGCTGAAACCAATTCCACGCAGTATCAAAAGCCAGCCTAGAGTTGGCGCGTACGTCTTGCTCGGAATGCGGATCATCAATAACAAACAGATCTGCGCCTCGCCCCGCTAGCGCGCCCCCTACGCCTGCGGCGTAGTACTGGCCCCCCGCAGTAGTCGACCACTTCCCAGCGGCCTTCTGATCGTCTGCCACGCCCGTCTGGGGGAAAACTTCCGCGTACTCCTCGGAAGAAATTAAATTTCGGATGCGCCGCCCAAAGTCTTCCGACAAACCCGCCGTGTGCGTACCCATGATGATCTTTTTCTCAGGGTACTTACCCAAAAAGTAAGCAGGGAACAGATAGGACGAGAACTCGGACTTGCCCATACGCGGCGCGATATTAATAATCACCCGCTTTTTTTCACCAGAAAGAACCGCCTCAAAGATTTTAGCTAGTTTCTTGTGGTGAGCGCCGACCTTAAAGCCCGGATACACGGCGGTAGCAAACCCCAGCATGGAAGTTTTTGCCGCCCCCAAGCGCGCGCGGTGCTCCCGAACCTGTAGATCCTCAAATAGCTCCATCTTGTCCGCAGTGGACATGTGGGGCAGCGCCCGTTGCAGAGCCTGAAGCTCTGCTTTACTAAGCGTCGTGAAACTGTTGGGGTTCATGTACGTCTACAACATCAACAACCTGCATAAAGCGATTGAGCTTTTCTTTAATGCGCGTCTCCAATTCGGAGTCCGACATTTCGGTTTTCTTGATTTCAATCTTTTCAGTGAATAAGCCGACTTCCGTTACCTTGCCAAGAAGCGCTAAAGCCTTTAGCCGGATGTTTGGGTTATTACTTGTAGTCTCTTCAAGGATCTT